CTCGAGAGGTCATCAAAGGACAGATCTACGAGCTCACTGGTATAGCCGATATCGTCCGTGGTGCTTCAAAGGCATCTGAGACTCTGGGTGCCCAGCAGATCAAAGCCCAGTTCGCTTCCATTCGCATCAAGAAGCTGCAAGACGAGGTAGCTCGTTTTGCTGGTGATATCATGCGGATCAAAGCTGAGATCATGGTAAAGCATTTTGAGCCCGAAGAGCTAATTCGACGCTCGAACATTATGACTACGGGCAACGACGAGTATGTACAACCTGCTATGGAGCTCCTTTCTTCTGAGAAAAGCTTCGAGTGGCGCATTCAAGTGAATTCTGATACCCTTGCGCAAGCTGACTATGCTATGGAGAAGCAAGATCGCATTGACTTCACTACTGCGATCAGCAAATTCATGGCTCAGGTTGGTCCTATGCTCGAGGCAGCGCCAGAATCGGCCCCCGTCATGCTTGGTTTGCTCAAGTGGACTATCGCGGGCTTCCGTGGTGCCAGAGATATCGAGGGCATGCTCGACAAAGCACTTCAAGCTCTTGAGAAACAACCACCTAAACAAGATGGACCTACGCCTGAACAGGTCAAAGCCCAAGCAGAACAGCAGAAGGCTCAGCAAGAGATGCAAGCTGCTCAGCAGCAGGCTCAGCTTGAGCAGCAAGCTGCTCAGCAGACAGCAGCCCTCGAACAACAGAGTGCTCAGATGGAGATGGCATTTGAGAAGCAACGCAATGACATGGAGTTAGCTGCTAAGGCGCAGGCTATGGCCCTGCAGCAACAAGCAGAGCAGATGACGCTCATGTTTGAGAAGCTTCTTGGGCAGATAAAGGTTCAGACAGCCCAAGAACTCTCGGACATCAAGATAGCAGAAGCAGAGGCAACCGCAAAGGAGACGACGAATGCCGCTTAGTTCACGTTGTACTTGGGTCTACCCAGCGGGTGGGGGTGAACCATATCTCAAAGGTAGTCGACCAGATTCGTCTCCGGTAGGTGGGGTTGCGATCATGCCCGATCTGCCTGACTTCGTATCGCCTATTGATAGGAAGCTCTATTCTGGGCGTGCGGGTATGCGCGAGCATAACCTACGTCATAATGTAGTCCCTGTCGCAGATCTTGCGGGGTTACCCACACTGACTACAACCAGCGATCTACGATCTTCCGAGCAGAAGCGTGCATCAGACCAGCACCGGAAACAAGTGGTCATCAACGAAGTCAACAAACACTACAGGTAATTTGCCATGACTGATCCCGATCGTCGCGAAACTATTGAAGCTGCTTTCAAGGACATTGAAGCAGAAGTCATTCCGACAGCAGAAGCTCCTCCAAAAGAGGACGTCGTCGCCGCTCCAGAGGTAGATACACCCGCCCCCGCTGCAAAGGCAGCTGAATCGCCTCCAAAGGTAGTCGCCAAACCAGAACCAGTTGCAGAAGTAGACAAAGAGCCGTCTGCTACTGTTGAGCGCCCACCGCAAGCATGGAAGGCACCACTGAAAGCCAAGTGGGACAAGCTCGACCCAGACATACGGCAAGAAGTACTGCGTCGAGAACGCGAGACCACAACTGTCCTGAACGAGACTGCGCGAGCTCGTCAGTTCGAGCAGCAGTTCACCTCTGTTATCCAGCCGTACATGGCTCGGATCAACTCGCTCAACGCTCATCCACTTGTGGCAGTGGGAGAGTTGCTAAAAGCGGATCACATTCTCTCAACTGCCGCCCCCACCGCAAAGGCTCAGTATCTGGCAAAGCTCATTTCAGACTATGGGGTTGATATCCCGACGCTTGATCAAGTGTTGTCTGGTAAAGCTCCAGCAGATCCGGTTGACTCACGAGTAGAGCGTCTTTTACAAGAACGCTTGGCTCCGTTCCAGTCGTATATGCAACAGCAAGAGCAACGATCTGCGCAAGAGCGGCAACAACAAGCTCAGCATGCTGCTACAACGGTTGAGCAGATGTCGCAAGATCCCAAGTATCCGTACTTCGAACAGGTACGTGAAACCATGGCTGATTTAATCGAATTTTCGGCTCAAAAAGGGCAAACGTTAGGAATCGAAGCAGCTTATAATCGTGCTATCGCGTTGGACCCAGCACTCAGCAACGAGGTTAGTACTAACACAGCAAACCAGGCCGCGGCAGCCAAAGTTCTAGCAGATGCAGCTAGAGCTAAGAAAGCCCTCAATGCGTCTGGTTCTGTTTCAGGAAACCCTGGTGGCACAGTTTCGCAGGTTCCAAACGCGGCTGATCGCCGGGCCACTATTGAGGCGGCATTTAGTTCAGTCACAGACAGGTAATACCTCAGTCGAAGCTGTACTAGATGCCCTGATAAGTCAGGTTTACCGATGACTGTGCAGATAGTCACTCACCTCATCTACCGGAGTCAAACATGTCCTTTGCTAACGCAGCGATCAGCGATGTGATCGCAACCTCAATCCAGTCGCGTACCGGCATCATTGCCGACAACGTCACCAGCAACAACGCGCTTCTCATGAAGGTGAAGCAACGCGGGAACATCAAGACGTTCAGCGGCGGCAACACCATCATGCAGGAGCTGTCGTTCAGTTCCAACGGCAACGCCGGTTGGTACTCGGGCTACGAAACCTTGCCAATCGCGGCACAGGACGTCATCAGCTCTGCTGAGTACACCATCAAGCAAGCCGCGTGTCCCATCACCATCAGTGGTCTGGAGCAACTCCAGAACGCGGGCAAGGAACGCATCATCGATTTGCTCGATTCGCGTATGGAGGTGGGCGAATCCTCGATGGCGAACCTCATCGCCAGCGGCCTCTACAGCGACGGCTCCGCAGCAGGCGGTAAGCAGATCGACGGTCTGCTGAAACAAGTCATCAAGGTCCCCACCTCAGGCGTCGTGGGTGGCATTGATCGTGCCAATTGGGGCTTCTGGCGTAATCAGGTCTTAGGGGCGGTGGCAGCAGGTGGAGCTACTACGGCGGCGAACATTCAGACCTACCTCAACCGGCTGTGGGCGAAACTGGTACGCGGCAACGACCGGCCGGACCTGGTCTTGATGGACAACGTCTACTGGGGCTTCTATATGGCCTCACTGCAAGCCATTCAGCGGTTTGCAGGCACTGAGACGGCCAAACTCGGTTTCGTCAGCGTCAAGTACATGGACGCCGATGTGGTCCTCGACGGCGGCATGCAGATCAACTGGAACAACAGTGGTTCTGGTGGTTCTGCTGGTACGGCACCTTCAGCAGTGCCTGCGTCGCAGCTCTACATGCTGAACACGAAGTACATCTTCTATCGTCCGCATGCGCAACGCAACATGGTGCCGTTGTCGCCTGGTCAGCGCTACTCCGTCAACCAAGACGCCGCGGTGCAGATCTTGGCTTGGGCCGGCAACTTGACCTCCAGTGGCCTGCAATTCCAAGGCACGATGTTCGAATCCTGATCAACGGAAGTCGCCAGGGCCTAACCGCTGGACGTAACTTACAGCCGACTTCCACCCCCTATCACAACTCAGGAGAAACACATGTCAAATGGAAATGCAAGTGCGGCAATCGGGTTGGCGAACACCAACAAGATTCCGATGATCGGCGGGTACATCCGTGATGAAACAGCACCAGGCCCTACTGCTGAGGGTCCATACATGGGCGTAATTGGTACGCAGTACTTCGATCGTAACCCGGTCGATGAGTGGGACTTTGCAGCAGCAGGTGGCTTCGTACTTCCAGGTACGAGTGGTGCGGCAACGGGCAAGAACGCGAGGTTGACTTGGACCTCCGCATCACCAATGACGGTCGCAGTAGACGGGCTTTGCTCGGTGTCTGCGGGTGGGGTCATTACGGCAACGGTGACGACGGGTCTTTACAAGACCTACATCCCCGCAGGTACGATTGTCCCAGCAGGTGCTTATCTCTGGGCATTCTTGGTCTGAGTTTAGCTCATGAGCTTGCCGCTCACTGATGCTCTGGGGCGTGTCTATGTAACGCCACTAGGCACGCCCGTTTCCTGGGAAGCAGGCGTTGGGTACGATGCCTCTGCACGGATGTGCACTACAGTCATCACCGATGCCAATGACAAATACAACGGCGGTTGGCGTATGGACGCAGTTGGTCGTGTAGTGGTTGCTGCTGCAGACATGCCGAACGCTGTGTTCAATGGTGGTCTACCTTTTTACCGTAGCGGAACCATGATGCGTCAGACCGACGTTGTCCCTGCAGCGGACGATCCCTATGTTCGAGGAATCCGCGTGGGACCAACTGGTGGCGTATACATGACTACTGCAGCCATTCCAACAAACCTGAAAGGATTTAGTTCAGGTTTTTCGACGGGGTTCAAATGACACGCAGAACTATTACAGAGCTGTACGCTCAAGCGGCATCATCTTTTCCTGATAACGTAGCAGGGTCAATTACGCCTGCATTGCTCCGGGCGTTCTGTCAGGACTTCCTCGACACCATACGCCCAAGCTATGGGGCGATGTCTATCACAACACCTGCAGTCAAAGCCCTTACCACAGTGGACGCGTCGTTCACGTGGGAAACGGTAGTTCAAGCTCAGGCGCCAGACTATACCTGTACGCTCGCATCAGGGCTCGTCACTAGAGCAGGCGGTCCAGCATCGGCACAGATTGATTTCTCAATCGATTGCCAAGCACTAAACAATTCAGTGGTTACATTCACGCTTTACGTGGATGGGCTAGCCACTCCTTGGGCTACTAGCAACACTTCAACAAGTTCAGCAGACATCCAATCCTTTGCGTTTACTGCAGTCAACTACTCGGTGAATCTTGCGCCGACGTACCAAATTCGAGCAAAGATCACCACCCCTGGTAATGTGACTTTGTCGAATGGTATTCTGGTTGTCCAGAATATCCCCGTTAACACCAACTAAGGAACATGAGTATGTCCACCGAAACCATCGACTTCGACATGAATTTCCAGGATGATCAGCAAGATGAGGCTGACAAGAAGTTGTTTGTCCAGTTCTTCTCTGAGGCTGTTCAAAACGAGTTCAAGAGCATCGAAGCAGGGCGACCAATCTTTGACGATATGGACATGATCCGCATCATGTACCCTGGCCAGCGTGATACCACTGTGGGCATCGCCCATGCTGGCTACCAAGATCGCTTCCCGAAGCAGTGGGCCCAGTACAAACGGAAGCAAACCCAAACGATCACTGGCACCCCACTCGGCGTGGTTACTTGGCTGTCCAAAGGTCAAGTAGCAGAGCTCAACTACATGAATATCCATTCAGTTGAGCAACTGGCAGGTATGCCAGACAGCGTCGCTCAGAAGTTCATGAACCATCACCAGTTGAAGGCACAGGCTCAGAGCTATCTCGACGCAGCAGCTGGTTCCGCCCCCCTTCTGAAAATGCAGGCAGAACTCACTAAGCGCGACGAGCAAATCGCCGAGCTGCGAGCTTCTGTTGCGGCTTTGGTTGCCGCTAATGCCGCCGAGAAAGCTGCGAAGACTCCACTCAAAGGCTAAGCTATGGCTTACTGGACTGCACTGCAGATCCTAACCCAGGTGTCTGGGGAGCTCGGTCTACCTCGTCCGACAACTATTACTGGGCTGACAGATGTAATATCTGTCCAACAGTTATCGATGTTGAACTCGAGCGGGAACGAGCTTCTAACCTATTACAACTGGGAACAGTCGCTCAAAGAGTACGCGTTTTCCACTGTGCTAAACCAGGAGGAATATCCCCTTCCTGTTGATCTGTGCTACTTTACCGATCAAACTCAGTGGGATCGTACCAATCACTGGCCTCTACTTGGTCCGAAGTCAGCTCAAGAATGGGCTTGGCTTAAGGGTGCATTAGTCGCTGCCCTCCCGCGTCAGCGCTATCGGATCATGAATGACAAGTTGCTTATCTGGCCAAAGTCGTCAGGTGTTAACAGCATATCGATGGAGTATATCAGCAAGTATTGGGTGAGCAATGCAGCTCCGCCAGCCAATGCAGATATGGTTACTCGCGATAGTGACGTTGTTCGGTTTGATCCTTGGTTGATGATCAAGTTTATCAAATTCAAGTTTCTCGAACAGAAGGGCTTTCCGACTAAAGGTGTGCAGGCAGATTTTGTGCGCATCTTCAACGCACTAACTGGCAAAGATAGTGGAGCGCCTATTCTGTCACTCTCACCTGTTGATACTTCACCGTACCTTGGTCCGAGGTCCGTACAAGATGGTTCTTGGAACGTAGGCACTGGTAGCAGTGCTACTAGCGGCTAACCATGTTTTTCCAAGATGCCACCGCGCAAGAACTGAGTGTTACTTCAGTTCCAGCCCCTATAGGGGGTTTGAATGCGCGTGACTCATTAGTTGCTATGCCTGCAACTGATGCGATACGCCTTACTAACTTCTGGCCTCAATCTTACGGCGTAACAGTTCGTAAAGGTTACAAGAAACATGCAACTGGCATGGTTGACAAGCTGGGGACTGTAGGGCAATGGTCTAGTACAACTGGCTTTCAGAAAATGTTTGCTTGGGCAGGAACTAGTGTTTGGGACATTACCACTCCGGGTCCAGTGGGTGTTCCACTTATCACCGACCTCTCAAATTCTCGGTGGGACTTAGTTTCTTTGGTGAATGCCTCAGGTTCGCATTTGCTTGGCGTCAATGGCGCTGATGATGGTTTTGCATACGATGAATCTGGACTACATGTTCTTGTTGCAGGCGATGGGACTACAGCCTACACCTGGAGTGGAATTGACCCCAAGAACGCAACCAATATCGAGATACACCAACGTAGACTCTGGGCTGTTGAGAAGGACAGTTCCGTTGGCTGGTATCTCCCCCCTGACGCGATTTACGGGGTATTCGAGTCATTTGACTTTGGTCCATTGTTCTTCAGTGGCGGGTATCTCGAATATTTGTCTACATGGACTCTTGACGATGGTAACGGTGCAGAAGACCATTTAGTAGCTGTTTCAAACAACGGTGTCGCAGCTGTTTATGGTGGTACTGATCCAAGTGATGATACTAAATGGCATCTGGTAGGAGTTTACAACATAGGGCAACCTGTACGTGGTAGACGTGCACTTGCTAAAGTTGGTGGAGACTTGTACATACTTACTACACAAGGTGTAGTAAGCATGGTGAACATGCTGTCGTCTACCAAAGTTAATGAAGCTGCAGCCAGATTCAAGACTGACAAAGTCCAATTTCTCCTTTCTGAACTAGTGAATAACTACTCTGATGAAGAAGATTGGCAACTCATATACGTACCGTCAATCAACATGCTTGTTGTAAATGTCCCAACCGGCATTTACGCTAGCAATCAGCAGCTTGTCAGTAACCAGATAACTGAAGCTTGGGCCATGTTTAATGGCATGGACGCAGCAGTTTGGACTACTGTAAGTGCTCAACCATTCTTTGGCGATTACGCAGGTAC